CCCCCATAAGGGGACCCCCCTGGTGCGATGCCACTACAGTGGTAGTGCCTAGAGTGTGCACTGTGGCATACTCTCACCAAAACGTATGGAGGACCTATGCCTATTGTCACTCAGTCGAGGACTTTATCTGGGAAAGGATTGGTTTCGTATCTACGGAACCTTAATCCTTCTACCCAGCCTCTGCGGAATGACACGGTATCACTTTCTCATGGTGACCAAACGACGACTTCATTTCGAAGTCCTCGCAGGGTCAATGATGATAGTGATTATGAGTCGGCTAGTGGTGAGGAGCTTAACCGCCGTATCCGGTCAGAATATCAGACTAGATACGACAATGGTCATGACTTCTCTACTCTTAAGCATTACATTGATTTCCCTTCAGGGAAATACGTGTGGCTTAAGCCCACATCAGGTGCGGGTACTAGCACAACCATCTATGGCGGATGTTTTCTCGCCATTACTGGTAGTGCTAGTGTATTTCCACCTCTCTCTGTCCCGTCGCTATCACAGATACATAGCGATGGTGCCAGAGGGATAAACCAGACTCTACCGACGGCGCCAGAAGCCAATTTGCTTGCCATGTTTGGGGAACTTAGGCAACGTATGCCTGAGTTCATCGGCGCATCTGTCTTCAAGCGGACTTTTGTCCGTGAGAGAACAGTGATTCGAAAAGGCTCTTTGAGCACTGATCGAAGCATCAGACTCGATCCCTCTGTAATTGGGAATGAGCATCTGAATGTACAGTTTGGCGTTATGCCTACTGTATCCGATGTCCAAGATCTGGCTCGTGCAATCGCTAACTTCATGATTGAAGCTAACGCACTGCACGAACGCGCTCGCGATGTTACAATACGCAAACGCATCCATCTTGGATCCTCAAAGTCGTATTCCGGTGTTTCCGGAGACAACTTCAAACCTGACGTTGGTACTTTCTCAGGTACCAATCAGCTTACTGGCTATTTTGGAGGGGCATCACCCAAGTTTACATCGGATAATACATCCTTTGATTCTTGGTTCTCCGGTGGATATACTTATCATATTTCCGAGGGATTGAAATTCCTCGGGGATGCTGGTAAGTATGAAGCTCTTGCAAATGAGCTTTTGGGAACCCACCTAACTCCTGAAACAATATGGGAGTTGACGCCCTGGTCCTGGGTCATCGACTGGTTTTATAGCGTTAATTCTCTTATAGAGAATCTTCGCTTGCTGGCCAGCGATAACCTTGTCTTGCGCTATGGCTACGTTATGCATCACAGTAAATGTGTGCGTGAACGTCGCTATCGTCCTACCCCCACTATAACCTCGTGGGGCCCTACGACTGTTCCCGGTGATATTGTATCTTACTTTACCACCGAGTCGAAGAAGAGGACACGCGCAACACCATACGGCTTTGGTGTTGATATGAATGCGCTATCCGCGCGTCGTATCAGCATCTTAGCTGCGCTTGGGTTAACCCGCGCGCAAAAGATCCTTCATATCCCGATTGGGGAGTGAAGACTAGGGTTTGCAGAGATCCTGCATTTACCCTAAACTGAAAGGACGTTGCTATGGCTTTCGCTGATCCTCAGTCAGTCACCATCTCCGGCTACAACGGTGGTGCCGCGGTATCTCTTCCGCGTACATCATCCGGTGTCGGAACTGGCACCTTCAACAGTGCCAACGGTGAGATCGTTCTTTCTGTGGCCAATTCCTACGGGAAGAGGACACGTCGAACGATTAGACTGAACCAGACCAAGACTGCTGCAGACGCACTAATTCCGTCTCAGAACACGGTCCTCAAGCAGAGTGTTTATCTGGTTGTGGATACGCCTCTGAATGGCTTTAGTTCGACTGAGCAGAAGGCAATGGTGGATGCACTTGTTGCATACCTCACTGCTTCGTCTGGTGCCAAGGTCACCCAGCTTCTGGGTGGAGAGAACTGATTTAGTTCTCTCAGGCGAAGGTCCTAGCTAGGGAAAGATTTACCCTAGGAAAGGGGATCTTTGAAAAGCCTGATAGCGCTCTTTCAGTGTATTCTCGCAGATGCGGGAATACAATGCGGCATCAGCACCACCCACGACTATAATACGGTCGTAGGACGGGTCGAGTGCGAAGGTGATAGTTTTTTGACTATTACCCTTGCTAACTTTGGTAAAGACTTCGAAAGAAGTCTTGACCAAGGTTTTGTGAGCCCCGACTCTTTTCTTGGTTTCAAGAGAAGAGCAAGTCTCCCTGTATTTCTACAAGGTTTCCTTGGGCTCGTATTCGACCCAAAAGATGGTCAGTTGGACGATAATCCTTCAATTGATGCGATTCGCTGCATCCGTCAGATTACTCTGATGTTTGCAAAGATAAACCGCAAATGCACACCCGTGCGTGAGCGGCGTGCCCTTGAAGGGTATATCGAAACTGAACGGAGTGTACGCCACTATGACGAAACATTTGCGAGTGCGATGGACGGTTTCCAAAGCCGTCGTGATCGTTTTACTCGCATGGGTCGCCGCCTTTGGGCTGATTACTTTTCCGCTGTGGATCGAGAGATCTACAACGAAGGAGTCATCCCCAAGCATGGCAGTGGTTCCACTGCAGACCGCAGAAGCGGTAATGCCAAGTACTATCTTGGCACGTGGCCGGCTCGATTGGAGAAAGTGTTTCCCAGCTGGGATTATCTTATTCCCAGCTGTCGAGACACAAGTCCACTTAACCGGATACACTACGTTGACCCTGGTTCTGAATTGCCCGTCAGGGTAATATCAGTACCTAAAACGCAGAAGACGCCCCGAATCATCGCTATGGAACCTAGCTGGATGATTTACACCCAACTAGGTATTCTAGAGCTGATGACTGACATGGTAGAAAGATTTGACATTCCTTTCCACCTGGTAAGATCTAAGTCCCAAGAACCTAATCGCCAGTTAGCTCGTAAGGGCTCTCTTGGCGAGGGACTGGCTACACTTGATCTAAGTGAAGCCTCAGATCGCGTCTCCTATCAGCATGTAATGGCGCTCCTAGAGAACCATCCTCATTTGCGTGAGGCTGTTGACTCTACTCGCTCCATGAAGGCTGATGTTGATGGCAATGTTATTTCTATTGCCAAATTCGCGTCTATGGGGTCAGCCCTCTGCTTCCCATTCGAAGCAATAGTGTTTACAACACTAGTCTTCTGTGGGATAGAGAAGGCTCTCCAACGTCCGTTGACCAAGGAAGATATAAATAGCTTCTTTGGTCGGGTGCGCGTCTATGGCGACGATATAATCGTCCCCGTAGAGTATGTGCCTTCGGTTATCCAGGAGCTTGAATCCAATGGATTCAAGGTTAACGCTAACAAATCTTTCTGGAATGGTAAATTCCGAGAGAGTTGTGGCGCCGATTACTACGACGGTCACGATGTTTCCATCGTGAAGGTTCGTAGTGATTTTCCGAGGAGCCGACAGGCGGTCTCCGAACTCATCTCCACTGTTTCCTTCCGAAATCTGCTTTTTCATGCAGGTGGTTGGGACGGGACGGTTAAGGCTCTTGACTTTAGTATCAAGAAACTTATCCGTTTCCCGACAGTCGAGTGTGGTAGTTCGGTGTTAGGGCGCTGTGTCTATCACTCTGCCAAGGTAGATAGACATTGCAGCGACCGTCATATCCCTCTTGTCAAGGGATATCGTGTCGTTTCGCGTCTGCCACAGAATAAAGTGGACGGACTTGAAGCCCTCATGAAGTTTTTCCTCAAAAGGGATGAGAATCCTTTTGTTGATGAAAAACATCTAGACCGTTCTGGACGACCTAGCGTCAGCATCAAACTAGG